ACGCAGCGCTACACGTTCATCAACTACAACGGCCTGACGCGCTCGGCGGTCAAGGAGTTGGTGCCCGAGGACGGCCCGAATCCGTTTGAGGACAAGGTGGTGATTGTGGACGAGGTCCACAACTTCATCTCCCGTATCGCCGACAAGGAAGGTGTGGTTGGACCCGTGTACCAGGCGCTGTACCACGCCAAGCGATGCAAGGTTGTGGCGCTGTCGGGCACGCCCGTCATCAACCGTCCCAACGAGATTGCGTACCTGATGAACCTCTTGCGTGGACCCATCGAGCGCATCACGATTCCGTTCAAGCGCATCGAGGGCTGGGACGAGGACAAGATGGCTGCAACATTCCGCCAGCAGCCTGAGGTGGACACCATCGAGTTCAATGCGGCCAAGAAGGTGGTGATGATTACCCGCAATCCCCCGCAGTTCCGCTCCGTCTACAATGAAAAGGGCGACCGTATTGCCGTGCAGTACAAGGCCGACATGAAGTGGGTCGCAGTGCCCGCGGACTGGATTAACGGATGGAAGACCAAGGTGGAAGTGGAATTGAGTGGAGCCGAGATTGCCGTGGAGCGCGTGACGACGGAGGAGTTTGAGTGCCTGCCGTCTCCGTACGGCGAATTCGCCTCCATGTTCCTCGATGGACTGTCCATCAAGAACCCCCTGCTGTTCCAGCGCCGCATTCAGGGCTTGGTCTCGTATTTCAAGGGAGCCGATGAGCGCATGTTGCCTCGGCGTATCGAGGATGACAAGATGCTGGAGAAGGTTCCGATGTCGGAGGAGCAGTTCACGCATTACCTGCAGCAGCGGTGGGTCGAACTGAAGATGGATTCGCAAAAGGGCAAGAAGTCCATGGACGAGAACCTCGGTAGTTACCGTGTTCTGTCGCGGTTGGCGTGCAATTACGCTGTGCCTGGAGACCTGCGGATAACGACAGGGGAGGAGTTGTCAGAGGACAAGGTGGCCGACAAGCCCGAAGTCTTGGCCAAGTTGAAGGAGAATCCGGACAAGTACCTGTCAGAGAAGGCGCTGGCGACCCTGAGTCCGAAGTTCTTGAAGGTGCTGAAGAACATTCAGGAGTCCATCGGTGCCGACAATCGCAATCAGTTCGTCTACTCGCAGTACCGCGAGTTGGAGGGATTGGGTGTCTTTTCGGCTGTTCTAGAGGCGAATGGATGGCAGCCCTACAAGATTGTCAAGACCAACGGCCAATGGGTCGAGGGTGAGATGGACCCTGCAAAGCCCGCGTACACCTTCTATACGGGTCAGGAAGTGGCTGAGGAACGTGAACTGACCCGCCAAATCTTCAACGGCAAGTACGAGTCCTCCTTCCCTGCGTCGCTCAAGACGAGTGTGGAAGCCCGCGGAAAGAAGTTGCTGTGTCTGCTCATGGCATCGTCCTCCGGTGCCGAAGGTATCACGCTGGCCAATGTGCGCCATGTGCACATTCTGGAGCCGCACTGGACTCCTGCGCGTCACGACCAAGTTATTGGTCGCGCAATCCGTATTTGCTCTCACGCAACGCTCCCCGAAGAGGAGAGAACAGTGCGTATTAGTTTCTACGTGGCGGTGTTCACGGACAAGCAGGCCAAGTCCAACGAGTTCCCTAACATTACGCCGATTCGTCGTGCGGACACAGCCATGAAGCGCTACGAGGGCGGTGGACCCGTGGAAACCTTCATGTCGGCTGACGAGTACCTGTACGAGATTTCGTTCGAGAAGAACCAGGTGAACCAGAAAATCGGGACCTTGCTGAAGCAGGCGGCGGTGGACTGCGAGATTCACCGCAAGTTGCACGCCAAGGAGAAGCCAGTGATTTCGTGTATGCGCTTCGACAGCACCATTACAGGCGAAGACCTGGCTTTCAAGTCTTCCGTGAAGGCAGAAGACCTCGACTCGACCTACCTGCGGAACATGGAGCGCAAGCAGCGCAAGTTGCAGCGCGTCGTCATCAAGGGCATTCTGTTCTTGATTGACCCACTGACGGCCGAAGTGTTTGACGGGATTGCCTTTGACGACAACCGCCGTCTGATTCCCGTGGGGCGCAAGATTTCAGACACTCAGATTCGTTGGGTTCTGGAGGGCAGGCCGACCTACGCTGAGGGCACCACCGTGTGAAGGTCCTCCAGCCACCCGTCGCAGATGCGAGTCCAACTCTTGAACGGGAACGAGCGAACCGCTGCCTTGCGAGTATCGAGCGTCCTGACCATCTCATCCATCTTCATCGCAACCTCGTCGGTGTCAAAGGTGGGGGCCGAGAAGCCGAGTGGCATGGAGCCCGCAAAGTACTGCGTGCCCGACGGGGGAATGAACGTTGCCACATCCTCTGTGAGGAAAGAGCGGTAACTCCCCACATCCGTCACCACCTGCGGAGCGCCCGTGTACAGATGCTCCAACTGACACAGACCAAACCCCTCGCCGTCCGACGTGTTAATGCCAATGTCGGTCATGTTGTAAATCTCGTTGATCTGCGCATCCCCCAGTGTGTTCGGAGGCGCAGTGTCGACAATCATGAGGCGGTTCGCCAGTGCCTCGGGAACCAGACCTGCACGCTTCAGTTCCTCAACGTAGATGCGCTGAATGTCGTAATATGCACCCTGCTGCGGGTTCATGGCCGTGACCACCATCAGGTACACAGGTTCCTTCGTAATCGTCAGCAACTTCACGAAACCCATGATCATGATGTCCAGACGCTTGCGCTGGCTGTTGCGATTGGCGTTCAGGAACACGATGGCGTCCATAGGAATCTTCAGGTTGCGACGGAGAGCCAGTCGCTGGTCGCGGGGCATACACGTGAACTCGGTCGCATCGATGCCGTGCTCAAGAACACCTGGAACCTTGGAGCCAGGCGTATAGGATGCGTAGGTCTCTGCCCACGACTGAGTGAAGCAGTAAATGCGGCCGGCGTTCTTGTTCATGAGGTCAACCAGTGGCTGGGCAATTCCGTGGTAGACCTGGTCCACGTAGAGCCACAACTTGAACGGCGCGGTGGCCTTGTCGTACTTCATCGCCTCGATGAACTTGCAGATGATGAGCGGGTCATTGTAAATCATCACCACGTCAGGGCGGACCATCTCCAGGTACTCGGCAATCTTGTTGAACCCAAAGCCCTCCTCGCGCGGGTCCTCGTTCGACGCCGCATCATATCCCACAATTCCTTCGGGAAGTTTACGAACATTCTTGCGGTCAGGGTGGCGCTGGAATCCAAAGTGGAACGTCTTGACCTTCGGGGCCAGAGACGCGACCTGACGAAGAAGGTTGTAGGCCACCTTTGCATAGCCTGTGGTCTGGTCTACGTGAGTACTGACAAGAACGAAGCGCATTGTATCAATTCTCTCGGCTCTGTATAAATAGAATGCAGGTCAACTCTGCCCAGGATTACCTCACCCAGTACAAGCGCCAGGTGATTTCCAAGATCTACGTGGCTGACCCGCCGTTCGGCAAGAACAAGGTTCCGTCCACGTACCTGAGTTTCAAGGCGAATAACGCGTCGCGGCACCAAATGACTGTGGCGGCTGCGTGTCGCGGAAACAACACGTGCTCCCAGTTAGGCGAGACCACTACGTCGCAGTGCTGTTCGCAGAGTGGTGGTGTTCTCTATTAAACAATGATGTTCCTTAACTACAAATGCCTGGTGCGCTTCTCCAGTTGGTGGGCGTTGGGGCTCAGAACGAGTTGGTCAATGGCAACCCGTCCATGACCCACTTTCGCAGCACCTACAAGCGCCACACGAACTTTGCCATGGAGCATATTCGTGTGGACTTTTCGAGTTCCAACCTTAACTTTGACGTGGCACAGACACGCAAGTTGTCGGCCCGTATCGACCGCTACGCCCAGTTGCTCAATGACTGCTACGTGGTTCTGACGCTCCCCGACATCTGGTCTCCTCTGGCCCCGTTGACCGTGTCACCTCCCACTGGGTACGATGCTCGGTGTACGGCAGTTGGCTACGAGTTCCAGTGGATTCCCAACATTGGCTACAACCTGATTGATACCATCGACATCACCATGAA